CGTGGTTATCAAACTACAGCTATTGGCACAGCACTAGACCATCAGATTATCTATGGTAAGATGCGTGTTGGTGGCGCTCGTATATACGATGAAGCTACAGGTGATACTAACGAGTATCTCCACCGGATCATTGCTGTCGCTGGGCATGAGATTACATCTTTCGATAGAATCTATATCAATGATTCCTATGTTGACTTTGATGATATTGACGGAGATGGGAATGTATCCACAGTAACAGATGCAGATGGAAGTTCTTCTGATCGTTATGATGGACACCTTCGTATTAATTTCCACTTGGGGTCTCCAGATCAAACTGCTGATACAGACCTTGTAAGTGAGTCTGCACACTGGACTAACACTTGTAGGCTCCGTGGTATTGCATATATGTATATACGGATGAAGTATAATGCAGACGTTTATCCAGATGGTATCCCAGAGTTTACAGCCGTAGTCAAAGGTAAGAAGGTCTATGACCCTCGTACATCAACGACAGCATATTCAGATAACCCAGCTTTGTGCCTGAGAGACTACCTAACAGCCTCCTACGGTGTAGCTGAAGACACAGCTAACATTGATGATGCTTTGGTAACTATTGCTGCTAACGTGTGTGACCAGACTAACACAATCGCTGGTACAACACGTTATACTTGTAATGGTGCTTTCACTACCTCAGTTACTCCATACGACATGATTAATAACATGCTTACCTCTATGGATGGTAGCTTGTGGTATGCTCAAGGTAGCTGGAGAATGAAGCCAGCCTACTGGACTGCACCTGTGCTTGATCTTAACGAAGATGACCTTCGTTCTAACATAAGTGTATCTACACGTCATTCTCGTAGAAACAACTTTAATACGGTCAAGGGTACATTCCGTGGTGAAGAAAGTAACTGGCAGACCACAGATTACCCACAGGTAAATAGTCCTGCGTCTATTGCTGCGGATAATGGACAAGTATCTACTGCTGACGTTGACTTACCATTCACAGATAACTCTATTGAAGCTAGACGTATCGCTAGAATTTCTCTGGATCGAAACCGACAACAGCTTGTTGTTAGTGCCTCCTTTGGACTAAAGACGCTACAGGTTCAAGTTGGTGATAACATCCGCTTGACTAACTCTCGCTTTGGTTGGACTAACAAAGAGTTTGAGGTTGTATCTTGGAACTTTGGGCTTACTGATGGACTTGATCTACAGACACAGATGACCCTACGGGAAACTGCTGAATCTGTGTACGATGAAGTTGACGATGGTGAAGCCTATGAGCGTGATAACACTACCCTACCTGATCCCTTTAGTGGATTAGCTGTAACTAATTTGGTCGTTTCCGGTGGTGGTCGTACCCAAGGTGACGGTACGTTTATTAACTCTGCTATACTGTCGTGGACTGCTGCAACAAGCTCTTTTGTATCACACTATGATATTGAGTGGAAGGCTTTGTCAGACAGTAGCTACTCAAGCACAACTACCCCCAATACAACTATAGAGTTATCTCCTTTAGTTGATAACATAGAGTACATCTTTAGGGTTAGGGCAGTAAGTATTAACGGTGTTAAGGGAGCATTTGTCACGGCCCAGTTTACAGGGGGTGGGGATGTAACGGCACCGGGCCTACCTACAGCAATTACTGCTGATGGTGGCTTCAGGTATATCACTGTTAGCTGGACTAACCCCGCTGACTCTGATCTTAACTTTGTTGAGATTTGGGAGAATACCTCTAATTCAACTGTTGGTGCTACTAAGGTTGGTATCTCTGGTGGTAACGAGTTCATTCGTTCCAACTTGGGTATACAGGAAACCAAGTATTACTTCTTAAAGTCGGTAGATTACAGCGGTAATACCTCTGCATTTACTACTGGTGTATCAGCGACAACCACCTTTATTGATGATGATGACTTCGCTAATGGTGTCTATAGTTTGTTCACCGATCAAGGTTTATATGCCATTGAGGATGTTTCATCACTTCCCGCTTCCGGTACATTTACAGGTGAAAAAGTCTTTAACACTAGCGATGCGAAGCTATATAGCTGGACGGGTTCAGCTTGGGAATCCGTTGCTGCGGATGTTGGTGATGTAAACTTCAATGAATTACAGGGTACTATTGCGGAAAGTCAAATACCAAGTGGCACTATTACTGAGGCAAAGTTAGCAAGCGATAGTGTAACCGCCGCAAAAATATCTGCCAATGCTGTGGGCGCAAATGCTATTGCTGCTGGTGTTATTACTGGCGACAAGATCACTGCCAACACGATCACAGGTGGTCTGATTGCTGCATCAGGCATTATTACGAACTCAGCGCAAATCAACGATGCTGTCGTTACTAACGCTAAAATCGCAAACGCTGCAATCACATCTGCTAAAATACAGGACTTGGCAGTAACCAGCGCAAAGATTGGCGATTTAAACGCGGATAAAATTACTGCTGGTGTCATCAATGCAGCCCGTATTCCTACGCTTTCAACAGCTAAGTTCGATATTATGTCAGGGGATACATACGGTATCAACAAGGGGCAAGATACTGCGGCTGTCAGTGGAACTTGTGCGAGTGTAACATTTACGCCAACCGCCACATCAACCTGCATTGTTCAAGTCGGAGCAATGATATCTATGCCATCCGCAAGCACAGATAGCGTTTATGATTACGACTTCACATTAAAAATAAACAATGTGCAGCAAGGTTCAGCGGTTATCTTCAGTCAGGGAGACGGGGCAACTGGCATAAATTCTTTGACACTAGCGCATGGTTTTACAGCCTATGCAAACACTTCCTACACTATACAAGTTGACTTCCTTGAGGAATATGGACGAGCAAAGCAAATTAGTTGCCCACAAGGCGCATTGTCAGCAATCTTTACACAAACATAAGGGTTATATTTATGGATGATTGGGCGAGATTAAGGGACAAAAGAACCGCATTACTAATAATGTCTGACCGCAAAATGTTATGGGACAGCCCATTAACAGATGCTAAAAAACAAGAGTGGGCTACCTATCGTCAAGCCCTGCGTGACTTGCCAGCGAACACAGAAGACCCTTCGGCCCCACTGTGGCCTACTACACCAGAATAAGGAATAGCTAATGCCCTACAAACTAGGTACACGCAGTCTACAGAACTTGTCAGGCGTTAACCCTGATATGGTCGCTGTGGTCAAGAGAGCCATTGAGATCACTGAGGTTGACTTTACGGTCATCGAAGGTATCCGTCACATCAACCGTCAACGAGAGCTACTCAAGGCTGGTAAGTCAACTACCTTGAACTCACGACATATCACAGGTCATGCCGTAGACATGGTTCCTTATCCTGTCGATTGGGAAGACCTAGACCGCTTTGAGCTTATGGCTGAAGCTATGAAGGAAGCGGCTGAAGACCTCGAAATTCCTATCGTATGGGGTGGTGACTGGAAGAGCTTCTATGACGCACCTCACTTTGAACTTGACCGAAAGACGTACCCATGAGCAGAGAGATGATTAACAATAATTTATCAATAGGGTTAATCTTAGGTCTCATTACTCAAGGTGCAGCTATCGTATGGACTGTATCAATGATGATGTCGGACATCGAAAGTAACCGTGATGACATCATGGAAACACAATCTAGAATATCAAGACTTGAATCTGCTGTTAACACTCAGGCTGTGTCTATGGCTAGGATTGATGAGAACATTAAAGCTATTCGTGGTGCAGTAGAGGCTATGGCTAACAGGGGGCAGTAGTGGGATGATTGATCCATTCACAGCTATGGCGGCTGCTACTACCGCTTACAATGGTATCAAGAAAGCTGTATCCGTAGGGCGTGAGATTAGTGCTATGACGGGTGCAGTTTCTCAGTGGTCTAAGGCCGTAAGCGACCTAGACTTCTTGGAGGATAAAGCTAAGAACCCTCCCATGTACAAGATGTTTAGTGACAACCAGTCTAATGCACTGGAGATATGGTCTCAGAAGCAGAGGCTCAAAGAAATGCGAGAAGAGCTTAAGGCACACATCTCTTGGACGTATGGCCCTAGTGCATGGGACGAAATAGTACGCATAGAGGCACAGCAACGTAAAGAGCAACGTGAGCTAGTCTATAAGAAGCAAGAGTTCATAGACAGTTGCATTAACTGGGCTGTAGGTATTGCAGTATTACTAGCAGGTGCGGGGACTTTAATACTAGCTATGTACTTCTTAGGTGTCAAACAGGGGAAATGGTGATGACGATACTTGATGATTGGAAGGTTCTACCAAGGCTAATGATGCTGGCGGTCACTGTACTGACGTATCAAGCTGTACATTGGTTTATGTCGTTACCTGACCCTAGCGTATCTCAGTCAGGGCTTGTGTCGGTCTGTATGGGCGCTCTTACGGGGTGCTTTGGTATCTGGATGGGCAAAGAGTCTAAGACTACAGTTACACCCACTAAGGTCGTACATGAGGAGAAGTATAGCAAATGATAGGTCAAATCATAAGTTCCATCGGTGGGCTAGCTGCTAGTATCATCGACAGTAAGACACAGCTTAAACTGACAGAAGCTGAGATTAAGAAGAAGCAGTTAACTGGTGAGATCGACTGGGACATAGAAGCTATCCGTGCGACACAAAACTCATGGAAAGACGAGTGGATAACACTCCTGTTCTCTATCCCCCTGATACTAGCCTTCTGTGGAGACTGGGGTAATGCGATAGTACAAGCTGGGTTCGCTGCACTTGAGGGTATGCCAAAGTGGTATCAATATTCCCTCGGAGGTATCGTCAGTGCCAGCATAGGAATGAGGTCGGTATCGAAGTTCTTCGGTAAGTAAACCTAAATACAAGACACAAAAAAGCCGTAGGTATCCACTCAAGGACGCCTACGGCTTTTCTGATTCTAGTCTAGGTCTCCCATAACAGCAGCTAGACCTTGGTATAACGTCTCTACGTCAATCTTTATCTTCCCTATAGTGTAAGTCACCCACAGTAGAACTAGGCTGTTTAACAGCATCAACCCCTCGAATAACGTCATTAGATACCCTCCTCCATGAACGTCTTAACCCACATTGCTGTGATGCCTGATCGTACAATATCCTCAACACCAAACTCAATAACTGGCACAGGTAACATATGCTTCTTCGCTAAGTGGATCACCTTTGACAACCCGTCAGCTTCCTTTAGGTCACTCTGCATAACGTCACCGTTGAGAACGATTGTCGTACCCTCCCCCACACGGGTTAGAACCATCTTAAGTTCATGTAGTGTGATGTTCTGTGTTTCATCGACAATTATGAAGGCATTATCGAAGCTACGCCCACGCATGAGTGCAAGAGGTGCCATCTCAATGTTGCCATTCTTGATCCCTGTTTCCACTGTCCCCTTACCAAGGTGCTTCTCCAGAACATCCAAGACAGGCAAAGCCCAAGGCATAGTCTTCTCATTTAGGTCTCCCTTCAAGAACCCAAGCTCCTTACCTACAGCCACATGGGGACGTGTGATAACGATCTTGTCTATCTGCTTTGTCGTGTACAGATCAGAGGCATACGTTGCTGTAACATACGTCTTACCAGTACCAGCAGGGCCAAGGATAAACACCTGCTTATTCCCCTGTAGGGCCTCTATCAGAGCCTTCTGCTTTGTAGTCTTAGCGACAAGACCAGAGGTAGACTTTTTGTCGGCCCCCTTGTAGTTGGTCTTCCGTCTTGATCTAGTGGGCTTCTCAGGGAAGTCGTCCATTAGCGTTTTTCCTTTTCCAGTAGTTCCTTTAGTTCTGTATAGCCACCAACATAATTTCCACTGGGGGTGAATATCTGGGGTACTGTGGTCATGTTAGCTTTCTTAATCAGGGTTAATACCCACTTTGAGTTTTGGGAATGTACGTTGTACTCTGTGTAAGGGTAGCCACTGCCCTTGAGTAAAGCCTTGGCTGCATCACAGAAATTACATTGTTCACGGGTTATGATGGTGTACATGGGTTCTCCTAGTAAGCAGTTTATACACTTGCTTAGGTGCTTTGGTTACACTAGGTCTACGATCTCACAGCTATCTCCAGAGCAAGCTAATGTCTGGCTACCTGCCGTGTTATCCTCTTGCTCGTATTCTGCAAGTTCATCCCAGTTAAGCTCAGATGGCATGAGAGACTTCAACTGTTCGTAGTCAGATTTACCACACTCTTGATACGGTGCTTGTTGGTATGTGTGTTCGTTATACGGTAGGAACGACACACCTGACATCTCATCAAAGTGCTTGTAGACGAAAGCCCCAACCTCAAACCACTCATCAGACCTCACGTTAATTGTCACGGAGGGCTTATGCTCACACCATGAACGCTGGTAGGCTAACCACATCTCTAACTGTTCGATAGCAGTCATGTCAGATGTTGTCACAGCGTTGTCAGGAGACTTCATAGGAAAGCTAAACACCACAGTAGTATCTGGCTTCATAACACAAGGTTCATTTGGTATGCCACGATCCTTTAGGAAGTTAGTCAGCGGGTCTTTAATGTCTCCACGCACCGTGCGGATGTAATAAGGGCTGTGACGAGCGTGTATACCACTAGCAGAATCAACGAGTTGGGAGACAGTGCCACTAGGTTTGACACAAGTGATAGCAGTAGCAACAGGGATACCAAGGCGCTCGGCCCATTCAGCATTAGTATTGATAGCGACATTCTTTAGATGCTCCAGTGTTTTAGCTAACCCACCATTCTTTGATGTCGTTAACGGATTGTCCATAATACCCGTGAGGCTCACCCCCAACAGGCGTTCTTCTTCTGTGTTATCCTTCCACTCCTTAGTGAGGTACGGGAAGTGTGTGTAGGTACTTTGAATTGTACCCAAGATGGTAGCAAGTTTTACCTTACGTTCTA